TATTGGCATTCACTAGGGCGTTCATTCTTCAACATCAACACACGTTGTGCTTTTTTGTGCGGGGTGTTGTGTAGCTGTCCTGGATTGTCTGCCAGACCTTCCGTGGGAATAGCATGCAACGGTGGGTGATAGCAACTGTTATTAAGACCTGTGGGCAAATGCAGGCTTACTTGTTTCCATTTGGCCAAACAAAGAGCAGGACCCAGTTGAGACTTCATCTGTTCTGCTGTGTTCATAAAATTGCTTTTGCTCATTACCAACCTTCTTGTTGTCTTATAACATCTATCTCTCGTGTCATTACTCCCAGATTGTGCCAGTTACTGCGGTAGTGATGTTTAAAGAATTGGCTTTGGTTAGGCATCATTATCGCTGTTGGCAAATCCAATTGAGTTTGTAAAGGATCAGTGTACCGTTGAATAATCTCAGCAGGATCAGTTGACTTGACTGATTCCCATATTTCATCTAGTGCATCAAAACTCTGTACATCTCGGTAATCCCAGTCAGTAAGCATTGTTTTGTACGTGCCCATTCTGGCGCCAGCTATGGACCAGGCACCTTGATCAACGTCTAATCCAACATTTTGCCATACGGTTAGATTGTCTAAGTTGCGCCGATGCACACGTTGTTTAAACTCAGCGGTGCTAGGCTTGCGTCCACGGTCAAGGCACATCTTAACACCTTCACGGAAGCCGGCACGCCAAGCATGTTTAGGAGATCCGTTGGGATATGTAGTAGAGTAACAATCATGCATGGCCCAATATAACGGATCAAAACAAAACTCTACTTCAGTTTCTGTTTGCCCATCAGTGGCTTCGTGTGTGCGCATCGAGTTCACAAATGTACGTGTCCAGGAACTTAGGCCGCCATTGCCGTACATGAGTCCATTGACGTGATTACGTGCCCGCCAACGAAACACTGCTTGCTCATGATCTGCTGTGGGGAAGTTGAGTGTTTGATTAAAAAACGCAGGGTCAGGTAGATTATCCCCGTCAATTAAAATAAATCGTTCAGTGTCACTTGCGGCAGCAGCCGCTTTGTGTGCGGCGTCGCTACCTTTAACTCCATCAACACGCTGTGCCCAAGGGATCATGTTGCGAATCTTGACCCAGAACTCTTCCTTGGCTGGTTCATCGTAACTCAAATAAATGCAGTCTAGATCTGCAATGTCAACTTTCATAGACTTTTTTCTTCCATAGTGTGCTGTTATCAGTTGTTACAATTATAGAAACATCACCAGGGTGACATTTGTTACCGGACTGCCCGGGCACAAGTTTTTGTGATCGTACGGTAACAATTTCCACCAACTGATTATTGCGCACACGCACATTGACTGGACTTAATGCAAATGTGGCTGCGTCAATCTCTATATAGTTACCGGGTAGATCCTCCATGGTGTAAGTTACAGGGGTGCCCAATTCGTCATAATATAACCTAAAGAACACAGGCTTGGGGTTCGGGGCATCGTGCAAAATATCCCAAAATTCTTGTTCAGTCATCATGATAACCAATCCTTTATGTTGTAATGAAATGCACCCCATTGTGCCACGGTTTGTACACGTAACGGGTCTTGTTCCCATACCAATTCTTGAGTCCAGTTTTCTGTTTGCGTTCCAATAATATATCGCTTCATGTGTACTATACGTGGGTAACTAGCAAACGGCATGGTAATTAATTCTGGACCCATGATCTGTGCTGCCATAGCATACACAAAATCTGTGCTAGGTGTGTCTTCAGGAAACTTTACTAGTTGTTTGTATTCATCCCAATTTTCAAAGATGCTACGCACTAGGTTAAAAAAATCTCGTGCAGTTGAACTCAATCTCCAATAGGTGATAGCATTATAAACATCTGGTAACTGATTATCATCGATAAATTTACGATAACGCCTTGTGGTTACAGGTTGATCATAAAAATCTCTACACCCTGTACTGACAAACACATCCCGATGTTCAAACATGGTCCACCAGTGATCAATAGGGCTGGCTATCAACATGTCTGCTTCAAGCTTGATTGTTTGTCTATACGGACTGGCAACAAACATTTGCCAATCGTTGACATAGCCACCTTGATCACCGTGTGGTAATAGATCTTGTGTGACAACAGTAATGTTGGCATCAGGATGAAATTGTCGAATGCTATCTGCTAGGTGTTGTGCGCACGTTTCATAAACAGCACCCACAGCAGGAATCACATATCCACGTTCAGCTAGGATTGGCAATCACAGCCTCCAAATGTTTTTTGCCCATGGCATGAAAATCCAATCCACTAAATGTCATTTGTTTGAGCTTGTTTTGAGAATCTGTATATTGTATCTGATATGAGTCTTCGTGCACATTTGATAGTTGTACACTAGGTAGCAAACTATATAACGGCCAAGGTATATTATCAACTTGCAAAGTATGTCCGCTCACAATACCCAAAGCAATACTAAGTGCGTAATCATTGCGATAGTTACTTTGTCTAATTCCGTACAGGTCTCGATAGTGTTGCCAATTAGCACGTACCATTTGCATTGAATCAAAAATGTATCGAGCTGTGTTACTTCGACGGAACATCATGACTGTGGCCCACCACATGGGAAAATTATAATCACCAAACTTGTTAAGATTGTCTAACTGGTACCCTGTTGTTAGATCAAGTGCGTATCGGTGGCACATAAAATCTTGTGTTGCATTTAACACTCTTTTTAAGTCATCACAGGCCACAACATAATCGGCATCTAACACCAGTGTTTGATCATAGGGTGTTAAGTTATACACGTCAGTGCGTCCAGCATTATGCCAAGTCACTGTTCGGTCATAATCTTCAAAATAGCGTGTGCCGCCGGTTTGCGCATTAGCTGATATCACATGATCAAAATCAACAAGCTTATCTGTATCCACACAGTCAGTTATAATTGAAGTCGGAATTCCAAGATGCCGGCGTATGTTTCTAGCACCCCAAGCTGCCATGGTCACATAGTCTGTTTCTTCATTGTTGAATGCAAGTATTACAGCACCGGTGGTCATCTCTTGCGACTCATTTCGTTATGTTCAACCAACCATGCGTTCATTTGTTCTTGCCAACGTCCAAGAGCTAGATACTGCAATTCCGCAGGATTGATTTTTACAGGATTGTCATATAGATCCAGCAACACTACATCATCTTCAACTGGCACAGCTTGCAGTAACGTTAATAGTTCAGGACCAGCCTGCCACATACCGCCATTGTAGGCAAACAACATTCGGGCTTGGTATTTTTCTTTTAAAACGCGACGTGCCGTTTCATGATCAAATCTAGCCCGTGCGTGGATAATTAAAGCATCAGTATTCATGTTCATATTATACAGCAATATTTACAAAAGGTAAAGGGCCCGCAGGCCCTTTTCATGTACTATGTTGCCAGATTATGCTACTGAGGCAGCAATAGTAGGTGTGCCCCAAGCGGCAGTGGTCAAGTATGTTGAACTAGGTGGCAAGTAGGTGCATAATGTAGTAGGTGCTGTGCCTGAGATTGTGGTGCTTGGACTTGAGGTTGCTGTACCACCTGTAATATTAGCTGATGTACCAGCTCCTGAACTACCATCACTGACCCAGGTGGTGACCAAGGTCAATACTGTGCTGGATGTTGCTGTGGCTGTGGTACGAATATATTCACCCGAATATGGTGCTGTAGCGTTGTTTAACTGGAATATTGTTGTAGGTGATCCAGTTAAATTGTACCATCCTGTGGTTGTGGCTAGAGTAGTTTGTGTACCGCCACCACCACCAAGACGGGTGGTTCCGGTGTAGGCCTGGCCGGCAATTGTGTTGGTGGTAGCGTTTACACGGCCTGTCAAATTGATTGACCCACATTGGCCGGCAAAGGTGTTCCAATCTGGATCATTGTCGGTTCCAGTTGAGCTTTTGCCATATTTGAGTCTCACAATACCGCCAGCATTAAAGAAGTATCTTAATGCATTGGCACTAGCAAAAGTCACAGTGTGTGTGAATGTAATGGTCCAGGCAGCAGTACCAGATCCCACAGCAGAAGTTTGACTAGTAGTACCCGAAAACGTACCATACTCAGTACCAGATGCTGCCGCATTACCGCGATTGGTTGTGATGTTGGTAAGATCAGTGTTTAATGCTGCCAGGATATTGATAGTATTACCTGCAGTTGGTGCAGAGCGACTTGTGATAGTAGTACCAGTGTGACTGGCCATACTGCTAATGTTATTGACCAGGCCTGCCCACTGAGTGGCAGTGACTGTACCAGCCGCCGACACAGTTCCCAGGGCACTTTGACCGTAACCTTTATCAGTTGCGCCTGTTGCCCAGATATCGTTGACGTTGGCGCCTGCCGTAGTAGATGCAAAGCCGTTATAGTCTGTTGCTTGTATTAATCCGCCCGATGAATATGTCATAGTAATTCTTCCTTGTTATTTAATTGTTACGATAGCTTCAACCACATGTTTACCACTAGCATGCTTGGTTTCGAGTGAACGACCAATAACATTAAATGCTGTAGCTTCACCGGGTTGTGCGGCACGGGCTAGCCCATCGCCGGCTGCTACCAACCGGTCACCTTTGTTAATATTACCAGTAACTTGTACCGGTACACGCCCAGTCATGGCCACTCTAGGATGTGTATTGTCATCGCCAGCGCCACCGTTCATGGTATATGCTGGACGAGTAGAGATAACACCAAACACTGTATCGCTAAGTGCTAGTGTAGCACGAGTAATTTCTTTTGCGCCGCCAAGTTCAACAACTGTGCCCGGTGCAAGTAGTTCATCAGCTTCAAATCTCTCTGCAACGTCAGCATATAGAGCTGTGGTTGCTGTGGCAAAAATTGTGTTGAAATAGCTTGAGTTTGATCCCAAATTTCCAATGCCATTGGCATTCAAGTTTGTCAACCCCAAAATACCTGTTAAAGATGTTGCTCCATTAACAGACAATGCAGTGGTTTGTACGCCGCCATCATTGACAATGATACTGACATTACAATCCGCTGTTTGATTTTGTAAAGTTACTGCCGAAGTAGACGGATTAACTAGTAGCTTGCCATCTTGATTTGCACCAACTGTGAGACCACCGTTGTTTAAAATACCAAACGTGCCAGAAGTGGTAACGTTGGTGTTGGCTCTCAAGAATGAGGCTGCGTTTGAACCTCCTAATGCTAGTGCGTTAGTTGCAGTGCCTTGGAAATATGCCCCTGACACTGTTGAGCTTAGTTGAAAGCCAGGGCTGATTGTAGCAAATCCTGTAATAGATGGTACTGGGGTCCAGGCTGGTAAATCTTTGGATATAATACCTACTATGACATCATTGGTCCATAGTTGTATTACAACGTGGTCATTACTGAGATTGTCCACTAAAGTTGTAACAATTGCGCCAGATGTGCCTTGCCCAGATGTTGATGCAGGGCCAACCAAGATCCAGGCGCTGCCATTGTAGACTTTTAATTGTTGATTAACTGTATCAAACCATAAATCACCAGCCACGTTACTGGTTGGTGCGCTAGCAGACGCAGTACTTGCTGAAATGACCTTGAAAGTACTGCCGTTGTAAACTTTCATGACATTATTGGTTTTGTCCCACCAAAGTTGGCCAGTCAACGGAGCACTCGGGGCGGTATTATTGGCACCGCTCTCCAGCAAGTGTATAAAGTTTTCGTCTAAAAACTCACCATACCCAGCATAGTTTTTACCTACGAGGATCATGCTAGAGCTTGTGTTGATGGTACCATCTGCAATTGTTGCAAATATACTGCCATCCGTTAAGTTAATGGTATATGCCATGTGTTGTTTACTCCGTGTCTACCGTATTTATGGGCATTTTATATATAGATATTTATGCCACACTAAGGTTGGTTAGTGTTTGAATTCTAACTGTATAATCTATTTGTATCTGTCGATTCAAGCTTTTTTGTACAGGATGGAATATTACGTGAGTTAAAAGAATAAGATCAGATGAAGATCCTTCCCATGCCTTGAGCCCTAGTTCGTCAAAAACATACTCACCGTTAAAATTTGTACTATTATCAAACGCTTGTTGCCCGGATGGTTCACCATAATCCAACAAACAAGTTACTAGTACATCTGTATAAACTTGCCCGGATGTGTGCAATACTGTTAAATTATTGCGGGTGGGGTCAGTGTTGGCTGCTGAATTTTGGTCTACAACCTTGATGTAGGTTTGATTATATAAATCTGCATTTTGCCCTGTTGTATTTGGGGGCAAATATGTAATAACCCCTGTGGGATCTACACTAGATCCGCCATTACCAAATGCCATGGCATAGATGTATCCAATATTTTTATCAGCAATACTCTGAGCCAATGCAATACTCATGTTTTCGTAATGAATAGCATTTTGTTTTTCAACAAATGTTTCTTGATTATTTGGGTCATAAATGCGCAGGAATCCTTGCACAGCCACTGGGATAGTTAACATTATTCTCGTACCTCAAGGATAGTTTCTTTTGTTTCTGGGTCACTAATACGCACAAACCCGCTGATTACTATGTTGCCCGCATCGTCAGGTTTATGTGATTTTTGTGCAACATTTGTAGTAGGCGGTGGAATTTGTTTATTGTCTGTCATAGTAAAATATTTATGTCAAATAATACCTCTCAGGAATCTTGCAGCCACGGTGTCGGTTTGCTGTAAAGGAACACCATTGCTAGGGGTGCTAGCCCCGGGTGCGTACCAAGTTACCCCACGATTGACCTGTATTGAGACCTGATAACCTGAATCAGGCGCTGTGTCAAACTCTATAGTTAATGGGTCAGCCGAACTAATAGTATAGCCACCAGTTTGTAATGTTCCGCCCACATACACTATGACAGCCTCTAGACGTTCAGTTGAATCTACATCGGCTACTGATATGTCTGTGGCTTCAAAAGTTATAGTTGTTCCATCTCCTATTAGATTTTGTACCTGTGTATAATTTTGATATTGAGCCGGTAATGAATTGCCACGACTCATGTCATACACTGGTGCCCCGGTGCTATGATTGGCTGCCGCAGTACCTGCGGTGCCGCGACGTAATCCGCTTACAGTATTAAGAACTGTGTCACGATCTCGATATGTGATACGCTCTCCATTGATAGTGATAATACCAAATATACCATAAGCAAGCTCAGGCTCTCCCAGTACCGATGCATCAGCTACATACACAACGTCATCGGAAGCCAGTAGTGGTACAACTAATTCTGTGCTGGTTTCATGAGTGATCCGATATGTATTTTGTTGTCCACGCATGTCCTGGAATATACGGAACGCCATTGAGTCTGGCACAATGTCATTTGCAAAGCTGGTAATAACAACAATGTCGGCGGCATTGATTATTGGTCCGGTTAACAGTACATAGGTATCCGACACAGTGTACCCTTGGTTGTTAAACAAATAACGTCCATTGAGAGTTACAACCAATCGTTCAGGATCGGTAACTAATCTTCCAAGGTTAAATCGATTATTTTGTACCAATATGCCTTCTGAATAATCATAAGATCCAGGATCATTGGCTGTAGGCCCCTCGTCGTAAACAGTTGAATCATACGGTTGTGTTATTAAGGTACCAGATGTTTCAGGTCCAGCAAATGCTTGAGTTAGAATATTTTGTTGGTTGGTATCGTTCCAGGTTGTGACAGAAATGATATCTCCAACTGCGGGAATAAAGCCCTGTGAAGGTATAAATGTAATTTGATTGCCAACAATCCAATACTGGGCTCTGGTTTTTACACTAACAAGAACTCTGGACACAGGGGGTGGTGCAGTGGCCAGCACAACTGACCGAGGCACAGTGCCAGGTGCTTGTACTGTGAATCCCACGCCCAATATCAATTGAACATCATTAACAAAAACTGTAACATCGTTGTCTGACACAAGATCCAAATCGTATAGTCTTCCATCGGGTAATGGGAATACTGTTTGAACCCCGGTACCAATTGATTCAGACGTTTCTGAAGGAATTGCTCTTATACCATTTTTATTAACAATAACGTTGACAGGATTGGTTCCTTGTAAACTATTGGTCAAATTATATGTTAAACTACCATCACTGACAATATATTGAGCAACTGGCAAACTCCAGCTGGCAATTGTGTTATCGCCCCCTAGTAGCGTCACTCCTACCCGATCTTGATCTGTAAATGTTGTTGCAAATTCAATCAAGGTGTAACCACTTGGTAGTACAGCAGTGAATGTAAAATTGGTGTATTGTAATCCATTGACAAATACCACAACACTCGACACCAAGGATTCAGTCATTGGTATAATCAACTCATTACCAATGTCATCTCCAACATAGCTTTGAGTAAACAATTGATTGCCGCCGCCGAGCGCATACACAACTACTGTTAGTATATTGCCATTTACAATGGGCGATGTGATTGTAACCACATAATTTACCCAATCAACTACATAATCAACTCCAAGATTTAAATTAATACCGGTTGTTTGGTTATACACTTCAACTGTGGCAGGATTGTACAATAGCCCAGAAAAATCTAAATTAGGCACTAACGAGTTATAGATAAAATTACGCTCGCGCAAGGGGAACCCGTGCCCATCACCTGCCCAGTCTGCACCGGGGGTGGTAAACACTCGTAGGTCCAGTGTATCATATGTAATGCCAGGTACAAGTTCTTCTGGTGCGTGACTTTCATATGTGTCAACAAATGCGCCGCCATCAACATTGACATCAGTCGGACGAGTGCCCAGATACGGATCAACAAAGTTGCTTGCATAAATTGCATCAAGAATTGCAGGATCGTATGTTACAAATCCTTCAGGATCAATTGAGTAATTATCGTATGGCGTCATGTCAAAGTTGCCAACGTCAAACCCAGTGTTCTGATCAAATCCTGGCGCGGCCACCTGTACTCCGGGGTAGCTGACACCGCTTATCAATAGTGCAAGATCAAGACCTGGCTGATTTACTGTGGGCACATAGTAACCCATGGTACGATCAACGCCACTTAGTTCACTAGCAGGGACAATTGTCCATTGAGTTGAATCAAACTCAGTTGATACAGTATTATCGGCATTTGCAGACCACACTCGATCAGCATAACGAACTTGCTGTCCAGCATCATAGCTGACATTGGGTTCCCATGTCAGCACTGTGGATGTGTACTGATATCGATCATATTTGATAGTGGTTGCAATACTGCGAACCATGTTGTTTCCCATGACCGCATATACCTCTGCGCCTGTGCCGGTACTGCTGTCTAGTGTGATTATGGCAGTGGTACTATACCCTTGTCCCGGATCAACTATGGTGATGCCTACAACTTCCCCAGCAGTATTAACTTGTGCAGTCATAACTGCAGGTTGCACACAATCACCTGTGATTATGACAATTGGGGGGGTTGTGTATCCCGAGCCAGGTGCATAGATTTGAACTGATTGAATCGACAGTAGATAATTTTGGTACCACTGATTCCAAGGGAACGTATACCAAATTGGATCAGTACTAGGCAAGCTACTTGTGGTACTGAGTGTGCCTGTGTTATCTAAAACTGGACTAATAAACATGCTTCTTGCATTATCATAGTATGCAGGCAAATCAAAATCTGTTAATGAGCCAAGGTACTGATCTGATCCCTGATACTTGAGATTAAATTCACGAATTTGCACATGATATGGCTTGACTTCGTTGATGTAATTGAGCACAAAGTCCTGATTGTCTGCACGGTATATTGGGTATGGCAGCAGTTCACGAATAGTGTGATCAACATCAATTAGACTGGTTTTAGTCAACCAAACAGGTGCCAACTGTTCACTGAGAATATAATTGAACATCAATACCAACAATCGATTACGCTCAATTAACAGATCTCCAATGAACAATTCTTCATTGATTGCTTTTAGTATTTGCCGAGTCTCAATCATTGGCGCTTGATCATAATACTGTGCATCAAACACTTCGCTGTCAAATCCAAATCTTCCAGCAGTATAATCCCAAATTACCGATGACAGTTCGATTGTGCCGTCCTGTAATCCAACTCGTACCCAGCCAGTCACTGTTAACAAATAAATTTCCCACTTGTTAACTGAATTAGAAGTCACACGCACAGCACTACCCACAGGCACTGTAATGGTGTCTAGACTAGATCTATTTGGTACTTCAAGTAAAATTCGTTGGTATTGATTGTATGTAGGACTATACCAATTGATGTAGTTCCAATAACGCCGTGTATCGTAGTTTTGTACTCGCACAAGACCCAGATCTCGCACACCAGGCAGTACACCAGCTTGTACTTCGTAAATAGTCCAGAGACCATTTTGTGTGCTGTCGCTTGACACAAGGTATTTGTATCCTAATGGAACTGCTAACAAATCTTGATAACTAAGTTCTTCTTGATTGGCCACACGTTTGTCCCAGGCGCCCGATGCTGAGCTTGGTACCGGTTCTGAACTATTGAGCAAATTAAATTGCCGTGTTTCAGATATTGGAAATTGTGCTAATACTGTATTAGTTTGTGTAATATAATTTTTTAACGCCAAGAAGCGATTTATGACCATGCTTTGTCGTGGGCGGAACTGTACTCCATATTGTTCAGTAGGTGTCAAGAAAGGATCAGGAACTGCATTACCGGCTGTGTCTTCACCTGACAAACTATCTAACAATTTTCTGTACAAAGTAGCATTCAAAAATGCCTCTGGCCGATCTTGTGCAATCAGTTGATATTCAACGTGTACTGCATTGTCTGTAACTTGTTTGTCGTACTCAATGTGTAACACCGAGTCCAACGAATTAATATATGATAGTCCGTTATAGATAGCAACTGTGCTAGCTGTAATTGGGGCAATGTAAGGAATGCCGCTACTGCGAGGATTTTCAATGTATCGAGCTAACGAAGTTATACTTAATGTCTTGTCAGCTGAAGTAGCAGTGGTGGTTAGACCTGACGTCCAGAAATAGTATTGAGTAGTTAAAAATCCCTGTTGGTCTAATGATGTCAGTACTGTATAACTGGCAGTGTCCTTGGGAGTCCCGGGGCCGGTATATTCAATTGGTGGCACCGAGCTAACAATCCATTGGTAAACGTCAACTGAGCTTCCAGGAAACACTTGTCCCCATCGACGGCTTGCATAAACAATGTCGGATTCGGGGCCACGCGGCGTCTGTTGTGACTGGTGTGGATCAATGAATCGAACATTATTGGTATCCCACCAAATTTGTCCCACGTATTCTTCTGCCCATCGCACACCATAATTGTTTAAACTACCGGTGTTATATGCGGCTGGATCCACAGCGCCAATATAATTGATATTTTGTCTTACTGCGCCAAGTATTCGACCTTGTAACGGATCAAAATAATCAAAGTATTCAAGTGGTTGGCTAGTGACATTATCGTATATGAACACAGTATCCAACAAGTTCACATCAACAAATGGCTGCTGTAAGCGTAATACTTGCCATGCCGGTAAATTTTCAAGGTTGTGATATTGCAGTACTTGACCAAAGTCAGTTTGGCTGTTGTTATTAAAATCAGTACCAGGGGCACCGATCAACAACAACCCAGTTGAATAGTCAATTGCATAACCAAATTTATCTGTAGACTGCACGTTGTTGTTAACAAACTGTTGCCCAAACACAAACTGTAATGGGTTAGATGCAGTTGGATTGTTTGATGGTAGCGAGTCAAACGAATACACAGCACCACTATTGGGAGTTGCATCAGCAAAGTTTGTGCTATCTGAATCAAATCTTGTTTTATCTAGGTCAAAGGTGGTAGCAAGAATCATGCTGCCGTTAGGGGCGCCTACCAGCAAGGTTGTGGTATCGTCACTGATAAACAACCCTTGACCAAAATGTGCTTCAACTTGTGGGACTGGGCTAACAATAGTTTGTTCATGGATGTAAGTGTTAAATCCTAAATCGTCAAACAACGTTCCAGTTCCGGGTAATACTTGTAATCTGTTGCCCGGAGTACTAGCGTCATAGTTTTTAACACTAATTGTCACACGACCTGACACAATTAAAATTTCAGCAGTATTAAATGGCGCATTGGTAAATGTAATTTGTTGTGTGGTGTTATTGTACACATAGTCGGTGTTGTATGTCTGTAGCACATTATCAACATACACAATAGTTTCGGCTATGGTGCTTGCGGCTGCATAAATGTTACCAACATCGTATACCTTGGATGATCCATCAGCTTCTAGTATTAGATCAGCAGTTAAAGAAGCAACAACATTAGGAATGTTAGCTGAGTTAATACTGTCAACAAAATCTGTTACTGTGGTGCCATCAATTGCTACAAATATGTTGTCAATACGAACAAAATTGCCTGTTGTCAGTGTTGGGTTAGCCACTGTAGAAGTTGTAGTACCGTACACACGACTTTGATTCTGCCAGAACTCAACTCGTCCGGCTTGTGTCAAAACAGATGAATCAAACGGGGCCGATACATACCAGCTACAGTCATTGATACATTGATCAACTTTGTACCCAAACTGAGCTTCATCTGATGAGTTAACTGAATCAACAACTTCCAACAACGTAAATTGATTTGTTGAAACTTCAATTACATCGCCCACAGATAGTGTGACAGTTATATTAACAAATTGATTGTATGGGTCACTAACGTCAATATCAAATCCACCATTGAGATTGAGTGTGTTAGGCAACAAATATGTGCCGTTTAACAAGACCATCACTGCTCCCGGCGTCTCAAGACTTTGTTCGGGATAGTAGTTGGTTTGTGCGGCATTGCTCACAATAAATTGCTGGATGTTGCGATCAAACACAAACGCTCGTCCGGTGTCATTGTTGATATTGGGTGTACCAACAGTGATATGACTGCCAGTTGAGTTGCAACTGATAGAGTGACCAAAACGATCACCAATGGTCAATCCTAGACCGTCTGTGGGCAGTGTGGCCACATAACTAAAATAAGTCGAGCTATTGACTATGATTCTTGCTCCTGCTGGAGGGGGTGTAGTAAAAACCAACATCATTGGATCAATAAAACTGCTATCGCTATTAAAATCGTAATCGATCTCTGGACGCATCAGTACTTCGTTGACTGTGACAGTAAACGAGTAGATGTCAACTGCTGTGGCAAGATAATCAGTTAAGTTAAAATGATCTTGGGTGCTAACACCACTTCCAGTTACTGGGTAATTAATGCTGAGTATTACGCCACTACCACTAACAGTGGCCACTGTGATTGTTATGTTGTTTGCAGGATTGCTGGCAGGAGTGTCCAGAGTCTCAACATTGGTACCTAGTATAGTCAATGTATTTCCCACAGTATAACCAGTTCCACCATTTTCAATGTTTACTGTATAAACTCCACGGACGTTGTTTACTGAGAATGTTGCACCACTGCCACTACCTCCAGTTGCTACTACCCCAGTTGTAAATTTTTGATCCAACTGTACTGCGTAACTTCTATTGATAGATAATTGTTGTCCGGCAACAGGTGGTGAATTTAATACAATATCAAATTCGTTGACCAGGTAATCAGCTGGATATGATAAAGTACTACCTTCTAATTTAACAAACAATTGTCTTGGGTTAGTGTAATCAGCAATGATACTATTATTCCAGTTGTATGTTGCAGTTGTTCCGTCTGTGGTGTATTCAACAAATTGGTGTTGCACTTCTGTGCGAGCGTAGGCGTGTACTTGATTATGCCCAGGTGAGCTAATGTATATCCATTGCTCATCTAGACTCATGGTTACTGAGAATCCAAATTCGCCGCCCGCAAAGTTTCGGTCGGGTGTTACCAACAACTGTTTTTGTTCAAATACACTGGTGCCGGGCGCAACGTATATTGTTGCGGCATAACCTTGACCGTAATTGCTGTCACTTGCTCCTACAATGGCCCAGCTCTTGTTACCGATGTCCATTGAGTTACCATACCCAGAAGCGTTTGTTGCATTCAATGTCAAAATAGTATTTTGATCGTATACATCTTGGTCGGTTTTAACATACACATACACTGCACCCGGTACAATTGCTTGATTGTTAGGGTTGTATCCTGGGGCACCAACTAGTGCGCTTATGTTTAGTAATCCTTGTGCTAGACTTGACCCAAAGCGGCTGCCAGTGACTGGTGTAAACGGCGTCAGGGGTGTGGCTTGAACGAATGGATCAGTCTTTTCTAGAACTGTCCAGCGACCAAAAGAATTGTCGTCAACCCACGCACGTGATCCAGGGAGTAATTCATTTGCATATGGTAATAACTTTATGTCTGATGGTTGATGAACTCGAGATGGTTGTAGCGTGAATGCAAAGCCATTGCCAACTTCGGTAGTTTGAAATCCGGTAAATGCGTAATCAACAATTATTGTAAAGATAGAAGGAACGCTTAGTACTTGATAAGCACCGTTGATGGCATCAGAAAAATACTTGATGATTACTGTGTCCCCGGCAGTTAGTCCGTGAGCCTGATTAAAAGTAACTATACTGTTGTTGTTGAGATTGTCCTCAACGGATACAATGGCGCCAGGGACCTTTTCACTACGATATATTGCCCAATCGTATGTGTTAACACGGGCTACCCAAACCGTAGTGGCTACACCAATATTGTCTAACTGAGCATTTAATGTATCATTGTTACTCAAATCAAATACTGTAATATCAACATCTTCTAGATCAACATAGCCTGCGGTGGGCAATGCATTGTCTGGAATTACCAAGGTGGTAGGCAGTATATTAGGCGATGTAATTTTGTAATTACTCTTTAGTATGTCTTGAACAAACACTGTTTGATCTGCTTGGCTTACAGTACCTGGATTGATAACTTGTACCAATGCTGGATCACTAACTAATTTAGAAGCATCTAATAATAAGTCAAAGTAACTTCGGTTGGCATTTGCTCCGTAGGTGCTACGGAGTATTGCCCAGTATTCATAAATGTCGTACTGTGCTGTTTCTTTACCAAGATCAGCAAAGGAAAATATTTCTAAACTTGGTCGTGTTCCTTTACTGCCAAGGAATTGTTGGTATAACTGCACTTGACTTACATCGTCAAGATTTAGATTCTGCATGTACTGTCTTGGGCGGAATCCAATCAATCCGTAACTGAATAAATCAAGTTCAGTTTCAAGATTAGCATCGTACACGCTGTATGATTGTGCCAGTTGATTGCTAACACTAGCGGCGTTGGGCAATAGACCCTGTTGTATTTCATTGTAATCGCTCTTGATCCAGGCATTAAAATCAAACATAGCCGATGGTTGAACAATGCTATTGGCAGACCAGTACTGGTCTTTAAACAACACAATCTCACCCTTGGAGTATTTGCGGTTTGGTACCCATTCTTGAATGTTGTCTTGATTGAGCACAAAGCCTGGGGCGTCGACGGTGCCGTTCCAATCCCCACTTAGCCACCCTGCTACCAATATTCGACTTTGGCGGGCGCCGGTAACTGGATCATAAAGTAAGTCAGCAAAAATACTACGGTTATCAAGCACCATCAGATGCTCATACGCAGTAAATCGTAGATTTAAAAAGTTTATGGTATTAGAATTGACACTGGTAATTTTAAATGTGTTTTCCAGGCGATCAATCACCAACTCAGATGGCGGTATTGCAGTGCGATTTTGGTTGAGAACAACGCTGTCCGGTCGAGGTGGGAAAATACTTTCTACTACAGCCCCTGGTTGAGTTACGCTGATGCTTGTGGCGCCGGGGTTGAGATTGACAATGCTGGTACCTGTTTGCCAGCCTTGATTACTCCAGTACAAGAATTCCTGGGCCATCTGTTGCCAGTTCATGATGTAACCGTTTTCTAATCCCTCAAATGCCAGACCACGTTGAGTTAGTAATTCACCATAGCTGTATAAAAAGTCGCACACGGCTGCTCGGTTTGTAAACACATAACCGTAAGGTACTTGCACTACTGTGTTAGTGTACTCTACAGGAACACGTTCAGAACTTCCACCAGCATTAATGGTAACAGAAAGACCATTGGGTTTTGATGCTAAGATTTCAAAGTAAGCGGCTGAGTTATTATACCCATACACCGCCCAGCCGCCGTCAACCACTTGCACCACAACTGAGCTGTAGGTTATTTTGTTAAGCGGAGGATTTTGATATAACAGTAATTGATAGCTTTCGTCAGGCAGCAACAGACTAGAGTTTGTGCCGCCCAGCGTACTGCGTTCAGTATAAATTTTGAGGTAACGCTTGTCTGAAAATGCTGCCATGCGCCAGCACAGTCGTACATCTAGAGAATTTAATTGAACTGCAAGGTCAACCGAACTGTCAACACCGCGCTGTCTATTATAATCAATGACCCAGTTGATGTAACTGGCACGGCTCACTGCTGATCCGTTAAGCGGAGCAATATTTTCTGGGGTCAGTCTATAGCGTTGATCCCACAAGTATTGATTTAATGTTGTGTTGTATACATAGCGATCTCGATCAACAAACAAGCTGAAAAATTCTGCAGGTTTAGTCAATGCTAACAAACGCATTGCAGAGAATGGCCAAGCACTGCTGGTCCTCCACGCACTTTCAACAGGACCATCGTCACCAAATACCCAACTACGTCGGAAGCTTGTGGCATCATAGTTACCAAGTACTGATTCAGTAGGTGGTAACAGTTCTCCTTGCGACCCACTTGGGATCACTTGAGTTAATCCTGGTCTTGCATACTCAGGAGCAAATCGTGGGTTGTTTGGATCTGCAATAAACCCTGCTTCAAGATCTTGCCACAACACCAGGTTACCTGATGTGTATGGTGCTGGACCATAGTAATCTTGCCACCATTCGGGCTGTTCAGTAAATCCTAGCATTTCCCAAGGGGTGGTGTTCGGGGTCATGGTATCGTAGAAATAGTTATAGATACCGCGCCAGGCGCCAAGCAGTGGTTGCTGGGTTAGCTTGTTGCCGCTTTGACTGTAGTTGTATGTAAAGGGATTGCCTGCCACGTAGTCTTGTGCCACATAGTCAAGCTTGTTCCAGCCAATCCAGCTCAAAAAGTCTGGAGTTAAAATATTGTTGATTTCTATTAGCGTATAGTTTGTATCACGGAACTGTCCGGGCACAACATCAACTACAGTAAGAGGTATACGACTGTGGATCTTGAGATTGTTGTATATCCGAGTTTCAAACTCCAGCAACACTGCGTCCCGAACATCATCAAAGGCAACTGTGATGCTACCATCGTGCCCTTGAATGACCATAGTAGGAGTTAGATATGCTTCGTCAAGATACATCTTGGGCTGCCAGGCCGGGTACAATCCCATCTTGGTAGGAGTATTAGGAACAAAGCTTCCGTAAGTGGTAGCATATTCGCGAATAGTAACTACATCACCCACTGCCAAGGTTACTGACACAACCACCGTTGCTGTATCAACCGGCACTGTATAATCTCGATTGAGGGTTAAAATATTTCCGTTCAAATACACCAACACTGCTTGATAGTTTGATGATGTTAGATCATAAACCGCGGTGGTATCAAACGTTCCTGTTGTAATTGGGGTAACTGTATAACTTAGATCAGTGTAGGTTTCCCCTGCAGGCAACATGTCAGTCCAGAAGAATGGGAATGATTCATTGCGGGTGAGTGCAATCTCTTGAGTAATAACATCTAGCACTTGTGTGGGTGTTGAATTAATAAAATCACCGCGTGCCGCCAAGTCCAAGAGCAATGCTTTATATTTGGTATATTCTTGGCTGTTAAAGTTCAAAGAGTTAAACAACTCATATTGTTGTCTGCGCAAAAACACACCAGCTAACAATAATGGGGACGAGTTTTGAATAATATTTGTGCCGTATGGGATTATGTCCCCAAGGTCGCGAGAATTATTGGCGCCGTTAATAGGACCAGTTAAAAGTTTTAAGTTCTGTGCAATTGTTTCATAGTGTGTACGAATTGTACCAAGCGTGAAACTAGTACTATTTCCATTTTGTGCATTATTTTCAAGATTGATAGGAACTTCGTAAAATGCCACTGAGCTTGCTTGGTTTGACGTGGCCAAGACTTCAATTATTGATCCCGCAACAGGCTGCGTACCAAATGTGATTGTTGTATTATTGCCCGACACAACAACAGTGTATCGTCCTGGATCAATAAATGCGCTGCCAATAAAGACCTGTACTGCTGGAAGCAGTTGTGCTTGGTCAACTGGTACATCAAGTATTAATGGAGAACCATCAGCAACAAATCTAAATACCTGTCGGCTGCGGCTGGCTGCGGCTGCGGTCTGCCAACCAATTTGATTGCTAAACGTAACTCGATCAATGTATTGTCTTACAAATCCTGTGCTTACTGGAACCTCAGTACTGATACTATTAGTAACATATATAAAATTATCTGAGTACAGATAATTTTGGAATACAATATCACCCACGTTGTTGATGTTGAGATATTTCAACGACAATCCCAATATTGGATCAACTGTTGATGTTAGTCCTTCTGCATAACCGAATAGTCGACAGCCTTCAAATGAACTACTTGGGTAAACAGTTCTGTCACCAAAGCTTCGCCCTTGACCATCGTATACATTAAACAAAGGCGGTTGATTGACATTAGTTTTTTGTTGTGCTTGTTGCCAAGTTACACCATCAAACCAAAATGATACCCCTTGCAAGATTGCCCCGTTAAGGCATACCACTGTTTGTGACAATTGTAAATCACTGTCATACGCTGGTACAAGATCAATTATTAATCTCCCGCTATTGTCAGGGTCTATGAATTTTACTTCATATATGCGATTTCTAACTTGCGCATCTAGATCGGCAGCAAAAATAACCCGAGTACCAGTTAAAAATGTATATCCATCAATTCCATAGCCAGTTTGTCCATTAATGTTACTAAGAGCATCTGTTTCAGTAAAGTCAATGATATTAACAGGATCTTTGGCCAGGGTGCCCATGTTCCAAAGTCTTAAATTAGCACGGAATTCAACAATGGGGCGGCTTGCTCGTTGAACGTTGTTTATTACCGGAGTAATGTTATTGAGCTCAGACGTGTAATTAATAACATCAATATGGAACCAGCGATTACTACGACTCCAGGCGTTTCTATCACTGCTAGAACGATTTTGAGTGATGTAATCTTGTATTAGTGGAGAATTTAAACTGTCATCGTATGGGCCTTCATCATAGGACAAACTGTCATATGGTATTAATTCATTCTTGGTGTACGTCTCAGGAGTAACAAGACTAGACACCGAAACCAGTCTAATGCCGTTGCCAATGTCTGCCCCGGGAACCGACACCTGCGGCAGGGGTGCTCCTAATGGTGTGCCGGTACCTCGGTTGGCAATACTTTCCTCAACTGTGTCGTAAATGTATTGCTGGAATGTAGTATCAGTTACTGTTCCGGTTACTTTTTGATTATTAACCAAATGGTACACACCAAAATATGCTTCGCCGTCAACAAATCCCACACGGTACTGTCCACCAGGACCAGTTCCTACTCCCTCAACATAGTATTCAAGATTTTCAAACTGGGCTGGCACAGTCGGTCCACGAAATTGAACCTTGAGTCCATTGGTGAATACAACTCCATTTGGAGCTGTGTAATTTTTTGCCCCGATTATGTCATTGATGTCAATTGGTTCGATGTTTTGAAAATCAATTAATCGAATTTCTCCACGAATTTCTGGATTAGATCCATCTTGATAATACAATACGTCCTGAACAGCACTTAGCAAAGGAACTTGCTCAAAATACCCCGACGAATCTTTATACCATTGGGTAACACTATATGCGGCACCGTAGAGAATACTAAACTTGGTGAGATTCGGAACTGTTGCTGTGCTAGACAACGTAATCAACGGATCAAGCCCACTGTCATACACATATCTAACAGTCCATACACTGTATCGTTGGCTCTGTGAGGTAATATCTATAACACTGCTGTTGGTGATAATTTGCCAGCCGCCTTGAGCTGCATCTTGAATATTATTACTAAAAATTAAAGTCTTGCCATCGAGCTGAGTCTCTCCGTCAATACCTGTTGGGTACTGTTCTAAAAATGCAGACAGTTGAATGTTGTTGATTTGACTGAATTGAATATCGGAAACCAAATCAACAGGTATCAGTGTAGGTAATGTATAATAAAAATCCTGTGCAGTTTTTGCGGGCACATAAAATGTAGTAACTCCAGTTTCTGAACCATTATTGACCACTCCCAACACATCTCTACTGCTGACATTGGGGGTTGCCGGTAGTGTGCCACTAATGCCGGGTGCCGATTGTATCCAAAATGCATGCCCAGTTTGATTAGTAGTGAAATTATAAGTTCCGCCACGTGCCATATACACTATGGGATTTTCGCCCGGTATTCCAGAAAATGTGTAGTCAAGTTCGTTTCGAGTGACTACAAAATCATCGGTTAAGGGAATGTCTGTCGAAGATACATTAACCGAGTCAGGGCCTCCTGGCAGCCAATAGTATTGACTGTAGTTGGTAAATTTATCTAAATCGCAAAATGGGTCCCATGAATAATATTCACTCTCCCATAATCGGTCTTGTTTGTTTGTCTTGGCATTTTGCAATGCCAAAGAATCAATCATGCCAGGATATGTGATTGCGTCTTCAGCCGTGCCGGTTTTAGGTTTTAAGAATACCACCCCTGGCTCAAGTTGATAGTCACTGCGTACAGCGGTTGGCTCAACTACATAATTGTCAGACGGATTAACACCTGGACCTACTCTGCGTCCCACATAACCTTGTGTCTTTTTAAGACTGGGCTCCTGGGTAAGTTGATCCAATGTTGCCGCTAAAAACTTGCGGTTGGTATCAGTGCGAAAAATCTCAGGTAATAAATTTACAGTTCTATTCAATGCCATTAAGTGCTACTCCCGCCAGTGGTCAGAGGCGCAATACCAGTTTGTCCGATAGTGGACCCTGCGGCTCCGATGCTTGTTACAGGATAAAGCCCTGACACAGTTGTTTGGCTACGAATATTACTTTGTGTTAGTGCATCTATCACTTCTATATCTGCTACTGTAGCGGCACTAACAAATATCTCATTTGGTGCTGACCGTATTTCGTATAGATCGCCAAATGACTTTAGAGGATTTAAAGGTACAAGTACCACAGAACTCACAATGGATCCCAGTTGTTGGTGCAAGTAAGCGGCCAACTCAGAGAAGAAAAAGTTAGTTCCAAAATCCCATTTATCAATTGTAAAATAATCATTAATCCTGGATATCATTTGGCTTTTGATCTCACTGTCCGATGCCACTGTATTTGGTGCTCGTATAACTTTAATTGTGGCTTGTAGTGCAGATGGGGCCTTGGCACCAAAAAGTGGTTTGAACACTACAGAATTCATTACAATGTTATCGCTGACCATTTTATAGTCATTGAGTTGAGAGTATGTAGTACTAAGTTCTGCTATGGTTGGAGGCGAAGGCTCGGCCACAGTACCAGTTGTATCTTTGATGTAATCTTGATAGGCAGTATAATAACTATTGGTCACTAGATACAAGTCAATAATATTGGTTGCACCTGGATCAATCACGTTAGTAAGAGCACTATTGTGTCGATATTGGAATCCTAGAGATCCGCGGCCAACCTTGACTTGATAATCTGTACGTAACACTAAACTACGCAACACAGTACCGTTGACCACTGTGACTACCAATTCATAAAAATATCCTGACTGGTATGCATAAAAAACTTGCCCATCAATATATTCTGATTTTACTAGTTCAATGTCATCTAATGTGGCTAATGTTGCGTTGACTGTGCCTGGCTCTACCAATAGATAACGTTCTAAGTTGTCAAAGTCAGTTTCCTGTTTGAAAAATACATATGGTGATGATGCACTAGGGGTAGATGGAATTGGGCCAACAATGACCCTAAAGAAATCAGGATCATCAGCTTGTCCATCACCATCTGAGTCTGCAAAACTTACAATAACTTCATAGTCGTTAACAAATCCATCTCCTTGAATAGGCTGGCCGATAACGTCTGTTACGATATCACTTGGCAAAGGTAAATTACTGTCAGGCCTTGAATTTGTTTTTAAAACTTTAATAAAATCATTAATTACTTGTCCTGTTTTACTATCATACACTACTTCTTCTCCGCTGTAGAAGAAACGTGTTTGTAGTACACTACCAAATTTATAATCAAGTCCACGAGACGTAACAACATAGCTTTGGCCGTTTGTGATAAACTGTATCAACCAAGATGCATCTTGATTTGTGCCAGATGTGTTTTGTGCATAGGCACGACTAAATGGGGCATCTTGCGCCAAGTTAGTACTGGTAATAAGATACCAGGTTGCTGTGAGATTGTTATAACCAATACCAAAATTTCGATATAACTCAGCTTGCTGAACCATGGATTGCTCAAGAGACTGCGGCAAGTCACTGATAAATTTAGGTATCACAACATCAGCTAATGCCCCGGTTGGTACAAAATTATTAAGAGTAACAGGCCCAACGCCGTTGGGTAAATTACCAACACCCTGAGCTGTACCTTCAAGTATTACAGCAGTTACCGTGGCCCAAATCACTGTTTTTTCATCTGCACGTACTGGTGTTCCGGCCTTGAGTCTATTGTTGGCATCAAAAAAGTATCCTGGAGGGCTAATAAATTTTACCAAACTACCTACAGTAATATACTGAGCATTGTTGTTGGTATATGATCCAATGGGCAACGGAGATGATGCATTGTTTTGATAGAAGTATCCAGTAGTTTCGTTAACCAAACTAGTGGCCTGGCTCCATCCAGCGTTTAACACTGTGAGTGACGGGCGAGGATAGTTATCATAATAAAATTGCAACATGCTTCGGCTACCAACTAGTGGTTCTACACTGTTGAGAATAACGTCTACAATATCGTTGCTAGTGACCCAGTCAAATTCAAAACTAGGAAATACATTTTCTTGATATAATGCACCGTCGCTTGCAAAAATATTAGTGCTTGAGTATTTGCCGGTTATATCAGTAAGATCAATATATCGGCTGGTACCGACTACACTGCGTGCCACAGCTTTGGACTTAATAATAGAATTAAATTTGGTGAACGGAAAATTATTATAATCTTCACCGTTGACCATGCGATTTTGTGTGTAGTATCTTGCAGGCGCCCGTTGCTTGATTTCGGCAATGCTTTCACGTGCCTGTGCATTGGTTACCGGAGTAGTAACACTGCATACAAAAGTCAATGTTTCAATGCGGCCGCTTCGGCTGGTATAGCTAATAGGCACTGTGATATTTTGCATTTCTTCAGGATTGATAACATAATCAAGTCCGTTAGATGCTCGAACGTAAGTTCGAAATGTACCAACTGGTACACTAGAAAATATACCATCACCAAATGTCAATGTAATTTGATCGTTCGCTCTGCTGGTAATAGAGTATAGTGTGCGTTGGTTGGGAGCCAACTGTTCAACTGCGCCAGCAAAAATATTTTCTACATATTGCCACTGAGTAGCAACACTACCTAGTTCATCAAGTTTGTACAACCAATGATCTTCTTCGTTACAACCTTCAATGTTGATGTTTACAGTTTGATTGGGAATAGCTTCGGCTAAATTAAAATCTTGGTCTTGAAGTACTCCTTGCTTGAACAAAAAGAAAAATCCTGTATTGTTGCTGCCAAATCCTTCTCCATCGTTGCGATACATGATATTAAACGCACTGCCAGGTCGTGGTGCAGGTTCATAAACATAGTCGCGACCCAATGTTGTTGAGCTTACTATTTCAAATGGCATATTGATACCATCTACTGTAGAGGTATACGGAACTACTGGCAAAAATCCAGGTATAAGATTAATAGTGTAGTCAGCAGTGCCCACGCCGAGTATAGTTTTACTGTTCCCGGGGCGACCAAACTTTTGACTGTCAACCAAGGCAGCATTAATAATAGTGGTAAATTGTTCAAACCAACTGGGATTGGTAGGATCGTCCCAGTCAATTGTAGAGTTGGCAAGGTTAATACCATTGTAATCTTGAACACTTTCAGTGGTAGACACAGATACCACTTTAATAAATCCCTGAGCCGCTGTGTTACGCTTGGGCGTATAACTAACTAGATTTGCTAAACGAACCACGCTGTCGCGTCGTTCAGCTGTGTCTAAAAAGTTTTCTCGAGAATTAAGATCATTGCGGAAGGCCAGTGCCTGTCCCATGAAGGCCATAACATCAAGCAACGCAATAAATTCACTTGATTCAATGTAATCGTTAAATGTTTCAGGATAGTAAAGGCGCAGATAATCTACGAAACTCTTGCGCAATGTCTCAAAGTCATAGCTTTGAAAGTCGGCTTCGCGATAGGTTTGATAGAGTCTTTGCCAATCCTCTACACCAAAAATTGCTGTTTGTCTTGCTGTTTTTGCCATGTCTACTCACTGTTTGAGTATTTACCATTCAAATAAAGTACGCCGTTTTAGATAAAACTTGCTCGGCGACTCTCTTGATCAAAAAATATACTCAAGCGTTCAGCAGTAGAGCTTGACACCATTTGTACTTGTACTTCTATTAGCATGCCATTTTCTTGTGGATATACTTCTGAACTTGAAATGTAAATTCTTGGGTCACCGCCTGCCACACGCTGTATCTCAGCCAAGATTGATGCTACTGTGTCTGGGGTTTGGCTTTCAAACACATAGCTCCAGATAGTAGTGCCGTAACCAGGCCGACCTGGAAGCTCGCCCTGTTGTATATTAAGGGCGTTGGAAAGGTCTCGTTTAACTAACTCAAAATCAGTTAGTGTAAATTTTTTGTACTGATTAATAGTGTTATATCCGATAAATGTTGGCATGATAATATTTATACGGAATTTTTAGCACGTAGTTCTAGTGACGCTTTGAGTAATTTAATGGCTTCTGCTATACCTACTACCAATCGAATATAACGATTTAATGTATCAATATATGTCTGTGCCTCTTGAGTTAGGTCAGCCGGAACTGTAGTTGCTAGTGTGGTTAACGGGGTAACATAAGTTGATTTTTCTCTATCATACCTGGTCAATGCCACCGATGCTTGTGATGTTATAGCATCAATTTCTGCCTGGGTTACCACTGCTTTATTATCTAAAATAACGTATTGTCGATATATGGCTTCTTCTGCTACTTGAATTTCGGAGAGCCAGGCAAAGGCTTTGTCAAATGTTGTTGAAAGCTGTTGTCTCGGTGCATCCAACAAAGATGGGCTGTCAGAGACTCGAGTAACTGGTTTGAACTCTGGTGTGGGCACTTTAGCATCCAGTGCGTTCTTAACTTGTTGGTCAAGAACTGTACGATTCACTGTGTTTGTAGCTGACGTAGTAGTTTTGGCAAATCCAGCAAATTGTCCAATTTTGTCATCGACAAACTTTGTGGCAAATTGTGCACCCTTTATAGTGGCCGACACAGCCGATTTAACGTCAGCTGATGCTATACCTTTGATAACACTAGCTAAAGGACCAACTCCTATGTTTGTTGCTGCCTGCAACAGACCGCCGAATTGCTGTGGTGACTCTGTTCCTGTTGCTATACCAGATGATTTTAATCCTGCAAGGCTTGACACCATCAATGTTTGTTGTATGTTGCTTTGTAATTTGTCATTGCCCAACAATGATGTTAGTCCATAGCATCCACTTTGCCCGGTCCATACTGTGGGCGATGCGAGCATTGCATTAATCTTGTTGCCCAGGGCCACCTGTTGTGGTGTCATAAATCCACCTTGTGCCACAATTCTTTGTGCTAATGCTATGTCGGCGGCGGTTGGTATTGGCACAGGGCCCGACTTTATTGCAGATACTGTGCCTTTTTTCAATAATCCAGCAGCTTCTAATTTTTCTGCACTGAGCCCAAATTGTCCAATGCCTTTGTCAACTGATATAATTCCAGATGCTTGTCCCACTGCTGATTTGGTTTGCGCCAGTAGTCCAGTGATTTGTGCCGAGCTTAAACTGCCAATCTTGACATCTGCAATTGGTGTTGCTAGTAATGCCGCGGCATTAATGCCAGCGGCCACACCTAACGGACTACCGGTAGCAGTTGTTAATGCGGATTGTATATTTG